GCCCCGCCACCAAAATTAAACATGATTTACACCATACTTTTTCTAATATTCTACTCTTCGTTTACTTCGTATCTAAAAGGATCATTTAATCTATTCAAAACTAAACCTGGCCCTTTAACATTCCATTCAATCAAATCTCCATCAGTCCAGCCTAATTCATTATGTATTTCTTCTGGTAAGTTTAGTGATAGCTCACCATCTGAAGCTTCTTTTACTTCTAAAACATAACTCATTTGTCTATAAGCTTTTCTACTAGTTTATCAAGCTTATTATGTATTGCTCTGAAATGATCGTTCATTTCTTGCAGTTCTCTAACAAAATCCACTTTTAAAACATACTCCAATGGCATACGGTTTACATGTTCTTCCAAAGCATTGATACGTAATCTTTGGTTCTCTACTGTTTGTATAGCATCCTTTAATCTTTCACGATGCCTTTCCAAAACTTTACCAGCTACCCAGCTTCCCCCTGTTAAGGAGGATATTACAGCACTGAAAATAACAGCAATATACTCAGGTCCCATAGTTATATTATAACCCTCTACTAAAAGTCTAAATGAAGTTGACCTTTACGAGCTAATCCATTTACAAGCCAAACTAAGGCATCGACGCAGTCATCATGTCCACTAACACCAAAGTTAGTTAATTCTTCAAACATGTTTGTAAAATTTCTAAACCTGTTGAATATTATCTTTCTATCTTCAAACATACCCATTATCCCTCTGAAACGTGCAAGTTTGTCTGCTCTGAATCCTTTTACAGGATGCCAGATTAAATTATATAGACCTTCATTGGTTTGACAGACTCTTTTAAAATCAGCTTCTAGAGATGCTTGATATTGGACAGCCTCTGACCAGATGTCACACGTAGAGTAGGTAGGGAAATAATTTTCATTCGCATCCTTACCTATTATTGACCAGTCGTATAGAAGCTCTTTTAGGGCATCTAATTTTTCTAGGTTACCCATAACCCTAATACGTCGATAATCAATTATGTGAATACGATCTTCTACACGGCCACCAAGAACCATAACTGTGTAGTCATTTCTTTCTTTTACACCAGCTGATAAATCAACTCCTATCCCTAACGTATCAAACTCGGTAGATATCTCTGCTTTAACAATTAGTTCTGGAGCCAATGATAATTCATTCTGTCTAACTATCTGATTCATATACTGAAAAGAGAAAGCTATAGGTGCTTGTCTTTTTTTCTCTTTTAAGTATTCAAGTGACCACATCTCTGGCCAATATGATTCTTCTTCTCCTGTTTTAGAATCATTCAATATTGCCGATAAGATAATCTGTGTCCAGTTATTCTGTTCATTAAAAGTAGTAGCGTGAATATCATCATGTCTAAATCTAGTTCCTAAACAAATAGCCCTAGCTCCTTCAAACATAGTAGGTGCTATAACAGCATTCCAGTTTTCCTTCATCTGATTTCTAATATCTGGATTAGCAATATCAGCTGATGATTTTATAGCATCATCAATCATAACTAAATGAGAACGCTTAGATGTAACTGAACCTTTTAATCCAGCTGCACATAATGTAAATTGTTCTTCACCAGTAGTATCTATACCTGCAAACTTATGATCTATTGACCAATATTCATTACTAGTTACGTTTTTAAGTAATCTTACTTTTGGAAATACTTCCTGATATCTTTTACTTTCTATAATTCTTTTGATAGTTGCAGACTTAGATCTAGCAATATCCACGGTGTAAGACAGGTATAAGACCTGTAAAGGCTGTTTAGCCTGTGTATGAATACCAATAGCCCAAGCAGTCAGTAATCCTAATACAGTTGATTTAGCTGACCCTCTAGGAGCTAGTAGATCAACATTAGGTCCTGCAATCTTTAATAAACAACTGCTATCTTCATTTGTGACAAAATGTCTATGCCAAGTCTTATGGTGTTCTGCTGGTGGTTTATCAGCTACATATTCACAAAAATATCCAAAATCTTCTCTGGCTTTCAGTAATGATTCTTGATTTTTAGGTTTCTTAATCTGTTGCTTACGAGCCGCTGCTTTAGCGTTACGTCTATAAGCAAGGTGAGTATAAGAAGGCACTAATCAATAATCAAGCTACTATTAAATACTAACTTACTTCTTATCTTTTGGCTTCTCTGCTTCTTTCTTATCTTTATAAGTCTTAGCTGCTTTCTTAGCTTTCCTGGCTTTATCCAAAGCTGCAGTACGCTTCTCTTTATCGCTCATCTTAGAGCCATCTTCCTTCTTTTCGTTTTTATTTTTAAAGTACTCAAGAAGCTGAGGTGGCATTTTTTTCTTAGCCATTATGCAACAGTTTTATTTATTCACTTCTCCTTATTTTAACTGTACTATTCTTCCAGCTGCATTCTTGCCCAGACACTCATTGTCGCTTCTTCTAGAGGTGTTTCTATAGGATCATCTTTGAATATAAACATTAGCTCTCTGATAGCACGATCCGCACCAGCCATAAGTAATCCTTTACGATCTCTCATGTTAGTGAAACTTTCTATTTCAGATATAGTACTTCTCAATTCTTTCTGCATCTGTGCAATTCTTCCTACACCTGCATCTCTTTTAACAACACCATTCTCGATGTCTTCTCTTAGCTTTCTTATATCTTCTTGCATCTCATCTATTTCATATAATAACTTCTTCCTATGGTCTGGTTTCTTATAGTTCGCTTTTATCCATAAGTCACATGGAGCTATGCTACCTTCATATCCTAGAAATCTAGAATATAAATACGCTTCAATAATCGAATTATTATCAGATACAAAAGAGCAAAAAGACTCCTGTGTTGCGGAGTCTAAATTATCTACCCAGTTATTGAATAGATCAATATCTATACGCTGATTGTGCCTGTTTACGGTCTCTTTCTTCGTCTCTTTCAGAGAATTTTTGTCTTTGGGCAGCGGTTTCTCTGGTCTCTTCGCCACCTTTGCCAATCGTTTTCCGTTCTTGTTCACCAGCATCCTCCATTTTCTTTTTGGAAAATTCGTAAGCTACACCAGCTGCTTGTCTGTACTTATCCAGATCAAAATAATCATCTTCATCATAAGTGTTGTCAACAGCCATTTCAGTAACCTATGCTAATAATATCAAATTAGAAGTTGCTCATCATGTTAGCAAGACCACCTGCGAAGATGTCTCTACGACCTTCTACAGACTTTTGTCTTTGCTGACGCTTTTTAGAAGCCTCTAACTTCTCAAGTAAATCTGAAAATCTTGTAATATCAAAATAATTATCAGAAGTTGCTGAGCCTGTTCCAGTTCCGTCGTCGTTCATTTTTATTAAGGAAATTTACGTCTCAATTTATTATAACAATAGGTAGTCTTCTAGAAATTGAAACCACCTAACAACTGACCATAAATAGAACCTTCTTGTTGTATCTTGGCAATATCACTGGCACCTTGGTTTTTAATCTTCTGGGTTTCTTTATCTATCTCACCTTGAAGATTAGTTAGTCCAGCACTAAATAAATACTTTCTAGTATCTCTAATATTTTGTTGTCCTTCCTCCAATTCTGCAATGGTTCTTCCTTCACTAAAGTAATCTGCAAAGTCCTCTCCAGAAGTAACACCAACACCAGTTCTTCCTGCTAAATCCCCTTGATAAGTAGGTAAGAGAGAAGGATCAAAAGTAAACTTACGTTTCTTAGTCATATTACCTTCAGCATCCTTGGTCTGCTTGCCATACTTGGTATCGTAATAATTATCTAGGTAATTATCATTTATATTTTTAGTATATTCATTGGAAGATTTAAGAGAATCTCTCAGACCCTGTATCCCAGCTCCTCCATAAGATTGGAGCTGTAAATTAGACATGGCACTGGAAAGTTCATCGTCAGTGGCTTGTCTACCTAAAATATCTTGATAAGCAAGCTTAACGCCAGAGGTACGCTGTCTCTCTAGTAACCCTCCTTCTCCCTGATACATATTCTGAAGGTTAGTTAAATACTGACTAGCTCCTTTAGTTGGATCTGTATATCCAGGATCGAAAGTAAAGGTTTCTTTACTCTCATCTACGTCAGTATCAGGATCATCTTCTACCCCCGTATCTCTTGTTTCAGGTGTGAATCCAGCGGTAAGATCATATTTATCTATATAACTCTGTAATTTATCCTGTGCCCCTTGAAAACTTAATAATCCGGATTGTAATTGACTGGAAGTACGATTATACAAATCGGTCAGTCCTTTGGCTCCAGACTTTCTTCTTGTTAAATCTTTAGCTGCTTGCTCTTCTCTTTCTTTTTGAGCACGTTCATCTAATCTAGTTTCGCGTTCTTTTTGATATTCTAGATACTTCGCAAAGCTATCATCCTTTTCTATCTTCGGTGGATTGTATACTGTTTTACTTCCCATGATACCTCCTAAGCTGACCTACTGATTGGGCCAAACATGCCTTCCATAGCAGCCTGACGTTCTACTCTTGCTTTTTCTAAACCTCTTCTGAACTCTCTTTGTTTCTGTTCTCTAAATAAAGGATTTTCTTTCATGCCTAACATTGCCTCAAAATCTTTTATATTAGCTCCCCTCGTTAAATCCCTTCCTCTAGTAGCAGAAAATTCGAAAGCATCTTGTTGACGTCCTTTTTCTAAATCCGCTCCATATCCATAATCTGCAACATTCTGTCCAATAAACTTAGCTATATTACCTTTCCTAGCCTCTCTAGCCAGCATTATATTTTTCTGTAGCTGATCAGCAGAAGCATCCATTTGAGCCTGTGCAGCAGCAGCCTGTCCTCTAGCACCGATTATGCTGCCACCTAAGCTAAATAAACCTCCAACTACAGCTGGTCCAATACCAAACATATTGCCTCCTCCAAAGGGCTTTGACGAAAACATTGAGATATCACCTGTACTAGGTAATCCTCCTCCTAGTGCTCCATATGGATTTGACCAGGTACCTACTGCCATTCTACTACCCGAAATATCTACCAGCTATTTTTTGCTTAGTAGGATTTTGTGCCATTACATCTCCTTGATTGGCAATGGCAGCCATATTTACTCCGGTTAATTGACTTATATTAGCGGCTGATTCCATTGCGGCTTGACTTCCTATTAAAGGAGATGCAGCTAAAGCAGATATACCACTTCTAAGCATTTCTTTATTCTTTGCTTCCTCCCCTAATTGAGCTACTCTACCCAAGTATTTGTCAAACTCCATTCCCATTACATCTTTGAAAGAAGGAACTTTAGATGGATCAGTATCTAGTCCTAACTCTTTTCTTCTTTGTATTTCTTTCTTCATCCTCTTATTCTCTTGATTTTCTTTAGCTACAGAAGCATCAGGCATTTCTAAAAACTCTGATACACCAAACTCGGGTAAAGGAAATCCAAAAAGACTTTTTTTAGATTCATCATATTTTGCTTGACGACCTTTGTCAGATCCGAAAGCTGTTCTATCTAAAAACTGATTCAGAAAATTTCCAAACCGTTCTGAACCTAGGCCGAAGTTAAAACTTTTTTTTGGTGGTCGGCCAGGTATCTGGTTTAGGTTAAGTTCTGACATTTAACTACCTCCCGTAAACTGAACCTAACATAGTTGAAGCTAATCCCATCTGACTACTAATCATATCTCTTGCCATCTGCTGGTTTCTAGCCTTCTCATAAAGAGGTGCTAACTCCTGATATCTCTTCTTCTCTAATTCAGTTGCTCTCTCTAAACTCTTCTTAGTCTTCGCATACTGACTTAATGGAATACCTGCAAGACTGAGGTCTGGTCCTGTTAATGGATTATTAACATCAATACCTGCTATTCCTCTAGTAACACTTTGTCCAGCAGCTCCACCGGCAAGACCACCTATCAAACCTCCTGCTAAAACTCCTACTGGTCCGAAAGGTGCTCCTAGAGCAGCTCCTGCTTTAGCTCCAAGGAAACCTCCTCCAGCTGTTCCTACACCACCTATTGGATCTCCACTTAATACTTGTAAACCTCCCTGTATTAGAGGTAATCTTGCTGATACCATTCTTCCAACACCCGATGCTCCTGCAGCAACTGCCTGCTGAGAAAGAGGAGTAACAACACCAGCTCCCATAGGTATTCCTGCAGCTTTCATTGCAGTTTTAGGAAACAAACCATATATAGATCTATTAAATGTTGCTGTAGGACCACCAGCTTGTTTCATCTGATTCAGTAAAGTCTGAAACATTAAAAAATCGGTTGCTCCCATTGTCTTGTCAGCCATTACTAGATCTTCTCTCCGTTCTTATCTTTTAATTTTATCAGTACTATCATTATCCTTGCATGTAATCTGACGTAGTTAAATATTTAGGTCTGTTAGCACTAGCTATTGCCATATTCAAAGTTTTACCTGTAGCTGCACCACCTAATGCACCTGCCAATGTCATACCAGCTGCTTTGAATCTTTGTGTCTTAGATCCTCTGTTAGTAAGTAAGTTCTGACTTGCTGCAGTCTTCAATCCAGCTATGCCTCCAGCTGTTGCTCCGACAGCTTGTAATCCTACAGGAAAACCTACAACACGTATTTCAGGATATCCTTCTATATTTGCAGTTGTTCCTTTAAGTAAACCTAAACCTAATACACCACGATCTTGATACTGACTACGCATTGCCTGACCATATCTCTCAGGAGTAAGATCAGGAATATCTTTTTTAGCTGTTTCATATTTCAAAGGTCTACCTCTTCTTCCTAAGAAAAATCTTTCAAACAATTCCATACCTGGTTCTGCTGTTTTTCTTCTATCCTGTGATCCTTTCTCTGCATAAGATTGTGAATATCCTTTTGGTCTAAATAATTCACCGGGATTAGTAACATCAAATATACCTAAAGAAGCAGCAGTAGGTGCTCCTACAGCACCCGTTACCAAAGCTCTCTGAACAGGACTTTTTATATCTCCTAACTGAGGGACAGCTTGTTCCACGATCTTTTGTCCTATGGCAAGAGGATGGTTATATCTCCAATAAAACTGTCTAGTTCCATCAGATAAAATATCGGTAGATACTCTAGCGGCATAAGCTCCTACAAATTCTCCAACATTTTCTGTTCCTCTTATATTTACTTTTTTCTTTCCTTTTACTGAACGATCAGGACCTTTATAACCTTGCGTTACATTCTTATAAAATTCAGGATCAATGACTGAGTGTCTGTAGTCCTGACGTGCTTTCATTATCTGTTCGGCATTCTCAAACCCTGTCTTTAGATTTTGAAAAAACTGAGAGAACATCACATGCCTCCTCTAAAGCTTTCCATTAGATTGCCAGCTATATTAGGATATTGATACAAAGTTCCAGGGGCTAAATTCGAATGATATACAGGATTAGTCTCTTCAGTTCCCTGTTGTTGAGTGCTGTCATTTATCAATACCCTGCGAGCAGACTCAGGATTAGTAAGTAACTGGCTAGTACCATATCTTTGCATTAATTGTTGAACAGTTATATCACCTTGAGGTTTAGGATAAAACAATGGTTCCACTGCCAGTACTGATCCTATACTTCCTGATACTTGTGCTACCGTTTGTGCGGGAGAAGGTTCAAAAACTGTTTTACCTTGCATAAACTGTTCAAACGCTTCTTTGCTGCTTCTAGCTTTTTTAGGTATAGCTTCATCGGGTCTTAGTTTAGTAACCCTGCCTCCTGCAAAATTTATATCTTTTCCTAATATCTTTTTTTTACCTAGTAATCCAACACCTGAAGCTAATGCTGTACTTCCTAATAAATCTGCTCCGGCAACTGTTAAACCTGCTATGGGATTACCGGTGCTGAGCGTGGTAAATCCTCCAGAAAACAAAGCACCTGGTAAAGAAGACATTAGCAAAGGCATAACATCTTTAAATCTACCAGCCATTTTCGAGCCTGTTAATAATTTAGTTGCTGCAGCTGCACTCATTAGACTATCTTGATAAATCTATTTTACTTCGGGTGATTCTTGCTTTGGAGTTTCCTGTTCCATTTCTTCAGTTTTTTCTCCTTGTACTTCTTCTTTCTTTTCTATTTTTTCTTTTTTAGTTGCAGGTAAAGATTTCTGTTCAGCTAATAATTGAGCTACAGACTTGTTACCTTCAGCTTCATTCTCTGCCCTACCTTTAGCCTGTCCCATTATGTAACCGTTAGGATCAGGATTTCTTAATCTAGGCATAGGATTCTTAGACGCACTTCTGGGATTCACAGTAGGACTTATACCATAAGCTTTCATCCACATAGGATTGAAATCAGGTTGATCCTGTGGACGCTGATATGTTTTAGCTCTGCCTTCATCAAAGTCATAATCCATGGATCTATTAAATCTTCCTAAACCTTCAAATAACTGATATTCAGGAGTTGCTTCTTCATTATTATCAAAGAAAGGAGTATTAGGTGCGTAGTTCAATCCGGGGTTTCGAACCAACTTTTGAGACATTGCTCTTTTAGTTAAGTCACCAGATTCAAATCTAGAAGGGTTAAAAGGATATTCTCCTGTTGCTGCCTTAGATGTAAATAGATCATCAAAGTCTAGACGCTTTGTTATGTCCCCTCTTCTATTGAAAGGGTTGGTTATATACCTACCAAGATCTAAACGTGAGTCTCTCATTTCTTCTTATCTTTCTTTTTCTTATTTAATCCTACCAATGTTTTACGAAGTCGTGCTTGTTTCACAGTACGTTCATCATAATCATCTGGATTGGATAATACATTCTCCTGTAGCTGAGCAGTAGTAATACCCTTCTTCTCAGCTTTAGCTGTAAATGCACCAGGTCGCTTTATAGCGTCTTGAATAAATTTTTTCTTTTTCTTCTTTTTCAACGAAGCCTCCTTCTTCTACCTCCATAAGGATTCTTTCTTAGAGGTTTGGCATCTCCTATTGCGGAGATGTTTAATTCACCCATCTTAGAAGATAAGAAATCCTGTGCTGCAGCGGCTCTTTTTTCTGGAGAGATATTAGGATTATTATAAATCTTTCTTACTTCTTCAGCCATAGCCATTGATTCTTTAGGGTCCCCTGCAGCTGGTGGTTGGGTACTAAAAGATTTTTTACCGCCTGTATCAGTAGGACGTTTTGTTATATCTGCTTTAGGGAAATCTTCTCTTTCTATACCGTAAGGTCCTATTACGGTTTTTGATGCAGCTGTAGAGCCAATACGACCACCTGCTGATTTTAAAGTTTTAGTATCTTCTTCTGTTATAACAACAGGTCGTTCCTGACGCTTCTCTACAGTTTCTGGTATGATTTGACCTTCAGAAGTTTGTTCATAAAATAAACGTTGAGTTGGAGGTAAGGCTTCTTCTAAACTCTGAGATAATACCACATTCTCTTGAAACTCCGGATCAGTTACACCTAAAGCTCTGTCTGCTGCTGATGAACGAATTAAGTCTCCTTTCTCATTAAATCTACCAACTCTAGGAATTAAACCTGATTTGCCAACCATACCCGCTGCTAACGCATTATCGAATCTAGTTGTTCCAGGTTGTAATCCCTGAGCCATTAAAGCAGAAGCTCTAGATAATGTTTCCTGTTTTGCTTTTAATTCTGCAGTTTCTTGTTGTAATTTATTTAAACGTTGTTCTAATTGCTCATTTACAAATTCTTGTGAAGAAGGTTTTTCTACTCTTACTGTATTCTTAACACGTGCTACTTGTTGTGGAGTAAACTCTTTACGACGTAAATCATCATCTTGAAGACTTGTTCTAACTCCTGCAGATTTAACACCAGTTATTCCTACTTTATTCATGGCATCTATATCTGCTTGGCTAAGTGTTGAATTATTTGCTACATTAATTGTTTGTCCAGTCTTAGCGATAGCGGCTGATTTCGGAACTACTTTTAACGTTTCTGGATCGACTGTATGCTGTGCTTTCCAGTTATCTTTCCATGCCTCAATATCATTTCTGTAATCATATTTAATACCTTGTGCATCATATATTTTTTCTCTAGCGGCAGCTTTCCTTCCTATATCACTGTCCATGAAAGCTAAATCAGCTGATGTATCTAATAATTCTTCTTTCCCTGCGGGACTATTCCAATACTTAAGTTCATCTACATCTACATCTACTTCTGACAAAGCTGGTTTTTTTGCTACATTAGTAATACTCAAATCATTTACAGATGAACTACCAGAAGGAAGACCAGCGTTCTCAAGGATTTGTTTCCCTTGCACAGATCCTTGCCC